GGAACTTCTGCAAATCAATCAGGAAACTGGAATGTTAATATTAGAGATACTGGTGCTACTACATTATCTTCAACAGGAAATGCATTATGGGTAAATGTTCAATCAGAAATTTCTGGTGGCACGTCTGATTTTCATCTTATCAGTGCTAACACAACAAACGCAACGAATATAAAAGCATCTGCAGGGCAAGTTTATGGATATGAAATATTTAATAATAATGCAACTTCTGCAAGATACGTAAAATTTTATAATAAAGCATCAGCACCGACAGTTGGAACTGATACACCGTTTAGAACAATAGGAATATCTGCAAGTGGGAGATCGTCATTTCACTCTGCGGTTGGTCTTTTAATGGCAACAGGAATTTCTATTGCAACAACCACAGGAATGGCTGACAACGATACAGCAGCAGTTGCAGCAACTGAAATATCTATTGAAGTTGATTATAAGTAAAGGAATATACAATGACAAGTGCGTATATATCACCATTTGATTTTGCAAGAAATCCATCTGGTCTTGAGTATCTATCACTTGTTAATAATATGACAAGAATAGGAGGGTCTGGAGTAATAGCAGGCGCTACTACATTGAACATTATTACTCCTGGACTCACAACAACACTTAATCGCTATGATGCTATTTATATTTTTGATGGTCTTAACTCAGAAACAATAGCGGTAACATCTGTTATCGATACACTTGGAGTAGAAACAGTTAATTGCACTCCTTTAGCATATTCACATTTTGTAGGGACACCTATTTGTACAGATGGTAATTTAGGAAGTCTTGCAATAGCAATTTTCTCTGCAAGTCAGTACCTTGAAACAATATGCAAGCAAAATCTTTTTCTTACACCTTATACAAATGAAATGTTAGCACTGCCAACTATGAGAGCGGCTATAGATAATCAATATGCCCTTCATTTTCGACCAAGACACTGGCCAATTACATCAGTAAGCTCTATCTCTATTACAACAGTTCCAGGGAATGCTATAGCATATGATCCTACACAAATCTTTATTGACTCTGATAAACAAATATGTTCATTGATTAATATGCTTCCTCTTTCTTCTGGGTCTAGTTTTAGTTCTCAATATTACCCTACTTGGAGTATTCCAAGTAGAATAAAAGAAGGCACGGTGACAATATCATATATTTCTGGGTTCTCTCCTATTCCTTATGATGTTCTTGAAGCTACAAATCTTTTAACTTCTGATATATTAGCAAAAAGACAAAACCCTGTAGGAGCTCCTGAGATATCTTCAGGAGGAAGGCATATATCATCTGTTCTTAGAGGAGACAATGCAGGAGAAAGTTTGCTCTTTAAAAGAGCAAAGAAAATACTTGATAATTACACAGTTCAGACATTTTAGGTAAAGTGTAAATGAGTGAAGATGTTTTAATTACTTTTACAAGAGGAAACAACGCACTTCCTGTGGCGGCAAATATTGTTGTGCAAATAGATAAAATGAGTTCACAAGAAGCGGTAACACACCAGGGAGGAGATCCTCACTTTACATATAAAGCATATACTTCACTTTTACCAAGCAATAACCCTTTATTTCTTCTCTTTCGAGATCACATGATTGATCAAAATTATATTGACCCTATTACAAAAACAAATAGAAAATTTCTTATTATTAATGACCCTGAATGGCACCCTCTTAATTATCATTGGCAGTGGGTCTGTACAAGAATGAGAGGAACATAATGTCTGTTTCAGGTGCTCCTAATACACTTGCTGTTGGTCAGGCAATTGTCAATTATATGCAAACACTTGTTGCAAATGATAAACTCGTTTATACACTTGTGAAATTAGGAGAAATTAAAGATGTAACAAGTACAATTGCAACACAAGGAACAGCATGCCTTGAAATTTATGCTGCAACTGATAATTCACAACATATGGCATTTGGTGGTATTGTTTGGGATACTCAATCATGGTTTTTACTTTCTATGGTAAATATTGATGATGTTGGCCTTGCTGAAGAATTAATTTGTCAAGTTAGAGATGCTCTAATTGTTCCTATACAACAACACACACGATTAGGAGATGCTGGAAATATATTTTTTGCAAAAATAAAACCGAGTTCAGGAAAGTTTCTTGATCTTGCAAGAAATAATCAATATGTAAGAGCGCATATTATTGAAGTATTTACATATAGTCAATGGCAAGTAACACTTACAGATTGAGGTAAAAATATGGAAGGTACATTTACAATTGAATGGGTAGGTCTTCAAGCGTGGATTTCAAAGACAATTCTTCGGCAGAAATCACTACCTGACAATGCTGTTGCTATTATGAGGCAAATTGGTCAAGATACATTTGGTGTTCTAGATAGTGGCACTCCAATAGGGACAAGACAAACAATTAGCCATAGACCAGGAACATTAAAATCAGGAAATGAACTTTTAGAAGCAGATACCGGATTTTCAATTGCAAACCATGTTTTCTACGGAAAATTTGTAAATTACGGAACATCTAAAATGAGAGCACAGCCCTTTTTTAGTAAAGCAGTTGAATATGGTAAAGAAGAGTTATCTTCGAGGCTGCCAAAAGCATTTAGTTCAACGTTCTCATTAGAATAGGAGTAAATAAATGCCATATCCTACAGCTGGAGTAAATGGGCTTGTGAAACTTAGCTCAACGGCTGTTGCAAACCTACAAAAGTGGGCTATTAATGCAAAAGGCAATGTTGCTAAAACAACTGCATTTCAAGCCTCTGGAGCGTGGGAATCAAATACAGCAACAATTAGAGGCTATACTGTTACAGCAGATGGGTGGACTGATCCTTCTGATAGTACAGGGCAGGCATTACTTTTAAATGGTGTCAATACAACATTTACTCTAGAATTAGATGTTGATAGTTCACATCATTGGTCAGGGTCTGCAATTTTAACAGGTTTAGACCCAGCGGCAGACGCACAAAATATGAATACTGTTAAATTTACATTTACAGGAACAGGAGCATTGACTTACACCTAAGCCAATGAATAACATATGGGCAATCCTCTTTCTGGAGTTATAGGTGATGTATGGCTTACAGCTACACCATCAGTTTCAACAACAAATGAAAGTTGCACAGACTCAGGAGATCATATAACATATACCTCCTCTGTGCATGTGTTTTGGGATTGGAATAGCACATTTACTGTTCAAAATAGTCCAAATGGTTCGACAGGGTGGACTACAATTACTGACTATACTGTTCAATGGTCAGCAGGACGAATTGTTTTTAATACAGCAAGAGTGCCTGGAACTAATGCTTTTACTCGAATTAGTGTCGGTTCTTACTTTACATCAACACAATTAGATTCTACTCATAAGTGGGCATTAACACTAAAAGGAAACGTTGCTAAAACAACATCTTTTCAAACTGCAGGAGCATGGGAAACAAATTTAGCAACAATTAGAGGAGGCACAGTTAAACTAGATACATATAGAAATGATAATAGAGCATTTAAAGAACTTAATAATTTGCTAGGTGTCTCTCTTTATGTCGATAAAACAAATAATATTCGATGGCAATGTTATGCTTTAGTTACTGATGATTCTCCTGCTGCTGATGCTCAAAATTTAGAGATGGAAACAATGACACTTACAATTTCAAGAGATGTTTATTACCTCACAACATAAGGAAAGAAAATGTCAGATTTACATGAAACACATGATGAAATAGAAACAAGGGATCTTATTTTTAAAGCAAAAGATCGTAAAGAAGTTATTGTTCCAGTTGAAGAATGGGGAGTTACTATTCTTCTTATAGCTCTCTCTGGAACAAAAAGAAGTGATTACTTTGCTTTTCATAATAATACATCTCAGCAACATAAGGGAACTGGAGAATTCTTTAAAAGGGTTTTCTTTGAGCAAGTACGATTAGCGGCATTTCACCCGAAAACAAGAAAACCTATATTCAAAGAAGCTGATAGAGATACGCTAATGGACGAACATAATGGAGCAATTATTGAAGAACTTGCCGCAATGGTTCGTGAACTTTCAGATCTTGATAGATCTACTATAGATGTTGCGAAAAAAAAGTTAGAGAGCATCCAGAAAGATATTGGCACTATCAAATCGCTGAAAAATTCAACTACACCAATGTTGATGAATTAATAGAAAAAATGCCAAATGATATACTTATTGAGTGGATCGCGTATTTAGAAATAAAAGAGGAGCGAGAATTACAAAGAGAGATTGAAGCTCTTTCAATTGTACTTGCACAACTCTTTAGAAAGGAGTAAATATCATCTATGGGAATGGATGAACAAGATATTATTGCCAAATTTATGGCAGATACTTCTGGATTCACAAAAGGTGCAGAAGAAGTTATAGCATCATCACAAGCAATAGATGATTCTGCTGCAAGTTTGACAGGTGGATTTTCAAATATAGATGCAGCAAGTAAAACAACATCTGCATCAATTGATGGTATGAATATGTACATTGATGATGCCTTTGTTCAATTTAATAATCTTGGATCATCTGTTGAAGATTTTACAAAAAAATTCGGTGAGACTGGTGTTCAAATAGAAACAACATCAAAAGGGATGAATGTATTTGGCACAACACTTAATGATGCTGGACAACAAACGACTGCATTTGTTGATGTTTTAGACGGGACGACAAAGTCTGCTGAAGAAGTAGCAGTAGGAGCAGATGTTGCAGGAAAAGCAATAAAAGGAGCAAGCAAAGAAACAGAGGGATTTTCTAGTAATGGATTTTTCTTAATTGATATGATCATTAGAGCAACAATAGCTATTGGAAGATTTGTTGGTGCAGTCTCTGAAGCTGATGATAAACTTGCAAGTACACAAAATTCTATGGTTTTGTTAACAGGAAATGCCAGTGATGCAAATGATATGATCACACAATTAGGAGATTCTGCCGCTGCAAAGGATTTTGGAACGCAAGCTGTTGAATCAGCAGCACAGCATATGCTTTTGCTAGGAGATAGTTCAGCATCAATTGTTCCTGAAATAAACGCTGTAGCAGATGGAATTGCCGCAATGGGTGGAGACGGAAAGCAACTTCAACCTATTATTGATCAGTTAGATAAATTAAAAGAACAAAGCACCGTAACTGTACAATCAATTGACCAATTAGCAAGTGCCGGTCTTCCTGCATGGCAAGCATTAGCGTCAGGGTTAGGAACAACTGTCGAAGATGCTGAAGCAAAAGTAAAAAGTGGAGCAGTTTCAGGTTCACAAGCTTTTAACGCCATGATGCAAGGACTGTCTCAATATGCTGGAGCAGCCCAAACACAATCAGATAGCCTCAAAGCAACATGGACGCAGTTTGGTGAAAATGCAATGAAAGCACTTGAGCCAGTTGTTCAAATACTCAATGAATTAGCAAAAGGAATAAGTGCTCTTGTTGCACCACTTGCAAGTTTACAAGAAGGTGACGATAGAGCAACAAAAAGTAGCCAGGAACTCTGGGGAGCATTTCATGATGGCCTTATTACATTTGGTCAAATGATTCAAATCTCAACACAAAGTGCAGATCAAACAGCAAAAACAGCAGATGCATTAGCACTGCAATCTGCACAAATAAAAGCTGCTTCATCATCACAAAGTACATATAACACAACTATTCAGCAAGGAACGCAAGCAACAACAGCATATGGAACTTCTGCTGGCACAGCGGCCCAGTCAACAACAGGCTTATTAAGTAGCACAGACACATTGCAACAGCATTATGAAAAACTTTATAATGCGGCTTCACAAGCTAGCACAATGAATCAAAATGCTGCAAGAGCAACGGCAGAAAATAAACAGGCACTTGATGATTATGACCAGGCGATACAAAATGAAAATGATCTTTTAGCAAAAGCAAATAAATCACTTCAAGATCAAGGTTCTGCAACAAAAGATGCACAAAAAAATACTGATGATTTAACAAAATCATTAGATGGAAATCAAAAAGCTCTTGATCAAGCTGCAAAGATGGGGTATAATCTCAAACAAAGTACTGATGATTTAACAAAATCAATGAATACAGCACAGCAATCTAATTTTAGTGATTATTTAGCATCATTAGGAAAAGAAGCACAAGATGTTGGCAGATTTTTTCAACAACTTGGACAAATTATTGCAAATGCATTTAACTCTGCTCCACAAAATCCGTATTCAAGCACAATGCCACATTTTGCCTCAGGTGTACAAAACTATACTGGTATGGCAATCGTCGGTGAAGAAGGTCCAGAACTTGTAAGTTTAAATGGTGGATCAGTATACCCTTTCGGTCAAGGAAATAATGGTTCTTCACTTTCAAGTCTTGCAGGGTTATTTTCAGGAGGTTTTTCAAGTTCAAGTGGAGTACCTCAAGTTGTTAATTTACAAATTATGTTAGATACAACGACAATAGCACAGCATACATTACCACTTATTGCACCACAAATTCGATTATTAACAGGAAATAGAAGATGAGTACACTTACTTGTTCAATTGGTGGTATTACGAATCTTCCTGTTCTTAATGCATCACCACAAGATCAAGAACAACTTGAAGTAAGAGGACAATTACAAATAACAATTGTCGATGCTTCTGGTGTGTACAGTTTTACTCGTGGTATGCCTGTACTTTACTCTGATAGTTCAAGTGGTATTATGTTTACCGGTTTTGTAAATAATGATGTACCTCAAAAACTATCACCTGATACAGGAAATACGTCTATTTTACATGTTGTAACATGTTATGATAATTTATATCGTTTTGATAAAAGAACAAATAGAACGAATTATACAAATCAATATTCTGGTGACATTGCCACAGACATGGTTATTAATGGATCACTTGCACAAGAAGGAGTAACTGCACTTGCTGATATTCACATTGATACAACAACATCTGATTTTTCAGAGGGCAATCACACAAATACAATGGGTTGGTCAAATATTACAGGGCAGGGTGATTTAGAAATAGCAAAAGCAGGCATTGATTTTTCTCTTAGTGAAGATCTTACTGCAGATTTTTCTACAGGCACTCTTGTCAATATGATAGCGTCAAATAACTCACTTTCTCCAACAACTGTAAATGCACTTAAAATGCAATCTACACTTTCTTTTTCATATGGAACTGAGTTTGCAAATTCAAATCAAACTTCTGTTATTAGTCCTGTAAATGGGTCAGCAAGTGGTACTATACAAACATCTGGTTCAATAGTCGCAAGTGGAAATGTTTATATATCAGGTGGCACAGGTGGAGAAAGCGCAACATTTTACGGCAACTATTCAAACTTTAATACATTTGATTTTAATTCTTTGCCAATTTCAGCGACTGCAACAGGGTCGCTGTCACCAACATATGTACCAAAAAATGTTAGTAAGGTAAAAGTTGATGCTACACATTATAGAGTTATAACGACTGACGAAGCTGTAAATGATAATAGGGTTGATGCTATTATCTGGACAGGAAGTTTTACTGTCGCAGCACATGACTCACTTGTTTATGACATCTGGATTGGTTCAACATCACCTTCATATCAAGCAGGTGTTGATCTTTATTTTAGTGATGGCTCAATACTTACTGAGTATTTGGGGTCATTAAAAACAAATACAGATGTTGGTGTATGGGATCAAAATGGTGCTTCTGTAGCCCCAACACAAGATTTATCTGATTTTGTAAAAGATACATGGTATCATCGTGTTATTGATCTTACGATACTTTCAGGAAAAGTAATTCAAAAAGTTTCACTTTTTAACTCTGGAAATAACGCTGGAACATATGATGTTTATGTTAAAAACTGCTATCTTAATAGTCAATTTGGTTCACCTTTCTTTGGAGTAGCTCAAACTGTTCCTACTGTAAACCCACCAACATTATCTTCTATAGGTGCATATATTACAGGGGCAACACTTACAACAGTTGTAGCAGTATATGACCCGGCAATTTCATATAGAGTTTCTGCTGCTCACTCTCTTGATAGTATTAAACTTGTTAAGAACTCACTTATAACATGGGTTGCAGCAAATCCTATAATAGGACCAACAGTTGTACCGAATTCTTTAGGAGTTGCCGCAGTTGCTGGAAATGAAAATATTTTAATTAGCTATGATGGTGTTACATGGTTGAAGTGTACAAATAACGGAACACTTCCTGGTTTGCCTTCTGGAGCAAACGTTGCAGGAATAGCTCTTTACTTAAAAGAAACATTTACAGGTGGACAGGACCCCACTGCAATACCTTCATTGCAGCAGGTAGAAATTGTTATTAACTCTGCACCAAGTGCTACAACAACAGATGTTACTGCTCTTTTCGGAAATACTTCAGAGTGGAATTCAGGAGTAAAACAGGGAGTTGGCCCAAATGTAAATGGAAATTTAGCATTAGCAATGACAACGCATACATGGTCAAATTTAAGTGGTATGACGTTTATTTCTGGTGACCTTACTGACTTAGACGTTACTATTCCTGTCCAATCAGTATCTGGAGGGGCATACGCAATTACTTCATCCTCTGATAGTGATGGAGTTACCTGGTCTTCAACGAGATTCAATTTTATCAGTGCTGCACAAAATTTTACAATAGATGGTGACTTCACGATGAATGGGTTTACAAACCCTGCTCAAAATGAAGTTGGTTTTCTCTATAGACAAACATATTGGGGCAGTCCAAATAATTCTTTTGCATATTACGTACGAATTATGCAGGCAAATGGCGTTGGTTCAATAACACTTGGATATGGAGTTAATTCTCCACCTGCTTCTGGTGTTGCTGATCCTACTACTTCTGGGCCATATACACCACTTCTTTTTGTTGCAAAAACAATTACAAACAATGTAACATATCATGTAAAAGTCGTTGTTAGTGGTAACAGACATACTATTTATTGGAACAATGAAACTACTCCTAGTATTGATCTTCTTGATAATACATACACACAGCCTGGAAATATAGGTATACGTACTCTCGTTTTTACAGGGAACACCGGAAGTAACCCTATTAGTAAAATAGCAAATTTTACTGTTACAAATACATTTGCAGGAATATGGACTTCTCCTTCTATTAATCTTTCTGCATTAGGAACATGTGGAAATACACAAATAGCATGGTCTGAAATAACTGCATCTGGAGTGCCTCAATCAACAGCCATTGTTATTTCCTCTTTAGATGGGGGTTCCACATGGCAGCAATGTACAAATGGAAGTTCAATTATCCCTGGACTTTCTGTAGGAACAAATGTTAGTGGAAAATCACTCCTTGTTCAAATTATTTTATCCTCAACAGGGCATCTTCTATCACCTATTATTTCAGGTCTTTATGTGAGAGTATGTGGAGCATACCCCGGATCGTCTGGAACAAGAGATACAACACCATTAGGTAATGACACGATGGTGCGTTCTAATTCTTCAGGATCATGGGGGACAGCTTTTGATACACAAACATACACAAAAGTTGGAACTGGAACAATAGCAGTAACTTCAAATGAAGCAACAATTACAAATACAACAGGTGATGTTCATATGATTTTGGGGTCAAGAACATGGTCTGATGAAGATGCAACAGTACGTTTTTCTCTTTCTTCAACAGGAATAACCGGTGGTATTGAATTAAGATATGTTGACACAAATAATTTTTATCGTCTTGCATTTTCTACAACTTCATTGTCAATTGTAAAAGTTCGTGGGGGTGGAGTAGCGACATTAGCAGCAACTTCTGAAACTCTTAGTATTAATACATATTATAGAGCACGTTTTCGAATTGTAAGTTTTGGTCTTGCCAATCTTTATGGACGTATTTGGATTGATGGAACATTAGAACCTACAACTTGGAATATTACAGGATTAGGATAAATTATGACAGATTTTACAGTATTAAAATTACAAATAAATACAGGGTCTGGAGCGGCCGGAGAAGGATCAGGGTCTGCAACATGGTCAGATATGCTTTTTGGAACAGCTTCATATGAAATGAGATTATGCGGTGCCTCAGCAGGTGGTGGTAGTATAGCATCTGCATCATGGCCTACATACTTACGTCCAGGGTCGACCGGAGTTATCCCCGAGATGTGGGGTTACTTTGGCTCAGACGCTTCAGGTGGACTAAAATCAACAACATATGATGGAACTTCTGCACATTATCTACAAAAAAGAATAAGTTGGGATAATACAGGAACATTTGCATCTGCTCCAATTTATAGTGCATGGAAAGATAATACTCTTCCTGCCGCTGTTCCTGGGACTCAGCCTGGTTCTGGTGATGGTACTGCTTTTATTAATGGACAATCTTCAGATACATCGAGTACTTCATATATAAAAGCAAATTTTTACGGTCAGGGAGTTACTTCAGGAGGAACACAGCAAACACCTTCTTCTAATGCTGGTGGAACATTGACAGCAACTTCTGGAACAAATGGTGCTGTTTCACCTGGGTCTGGAGCATGGTTAGCAACATGGCAATCACTTCAAGCATTAACACAATATATTCAAAATGGAGGAACTCCTGCTGCAACAACTGCAGGGTTTTGGTATTGTGCTATGGCATATTATAGCGGACCTAATATGACTGCTGGAACTCTTCTTCCTGTAGAGGGTGTGCAGTATACATGGGTTTGAGGTAAAAATGATACATACAGGTTCACATATACTTGAAGGATTTTCGTATTGGAAAGTAGAATTAACTTCAGGAAAAGAATTGACTGAAGATGCCTTGTCTTTTGATTTTATTAGAGGAATACGAAATATTGATTGGGCATTAGATTTAGTCAGCACAGGAGATGTTGGAAAAATAAGAGAGTTAAAACTTTGTACACCTCACGGTGTTGCAAGTTTACCTATATTAGAACCATATACAGCATTTCAATTAAAGGTCGGAACAAAAGTACTTTTAGGAGGAAGTGAAAGAGTATTACAGGCACATATTATAGGTCGTGTTGATGATAGAGAAACTGGAAAATGTACAGCAGTTATTTGGGATGTTATAGAACAAAAATTATATCTTGACTACTCAACAAGCATACGTAATTTTAAACGGTGGAGAGATGGTGTTTCTGATTTAGGTGAACTTTCAATCTCAGTTCTTGGAGTGAGATTAGCATGAGCGTAAGAACACTTGATGCTGATACATTTACAAGGAGTAATACAACAGCGTCATCTACTATAAGTACGGGTTGGGGTACTGCTTCAGGAGGAAGTTCATGGTCACTCGGAACAGGAAGTGCTACTTTTTCTATAGCATCAAATGAAGGACATGTCACAAATTGTACAACATTAGTATTTGAAAAATTAGGTAGCATCAGTTCTGCAAACGCAGAAGGTTTGATGAGAGTAAAAGTAAGCGACACAAATGTTACGGCAGCTGGTATTTGCTTAAGAGCTACTGCTGGAAATACATTTTATAGAGCAAGATTAAATTCTAACTCGGGCTCACTTGGAATTGGTATTGTAAAAACAGTAACAGGAACTTCAACAAATTTATTTACTGCATCATTTACAGTTTCAACAGCAACATTTTACTGGCTTCGATTTAGAATTGTTGGAAGTAATCTTTATGCAAGAACATGGGCAGATGGGTCAGGAGAGCCGGGAACATGGAATGTAAGTGGAACTGATACAAGTATCTCAGGTTCAGGAGGATTTGGCCTTTGCACAAATTCACTGCAATCTTCTTCTACATTTGATTTTGACTCATTTACAGTTACTGATGCAAACACAATTGTAACTGCTCCTGTAAGACTAAGATTATCTGCTAAGAGAACAAAAACCGC